TAACAGGTCGGTTTATACTATCCTTATCAGATATTATCAAAATACCATAATTATATAATCATGTCAACAAAAAAAGTTATTTAATACTACACATTTTGCTAAATTGTATGGAAAACTACATAGTGTAGGCTTAAATAAGGGAATTCAGGCGTTTTACCCTGTTTTACCCTAATAAATTTGATATTTTTAACCTGATTTACGACAATTATATTATGAGATTATTAAGTTCAGACGATTTAACCAAAGTTCTTCCTGTCAATAAAACCGCCATAAACTGGCTTGTCTCTTCGGGAAAAATACCATATTGTAAAATTACGGTAGAAAATAACGAGCTTATAAGATTTAACCCTGCGATAATAACCGACTGGATTAAAAACGGGATTAATTTAGTGGACGATGTAAAGTATCTTGAAAGATTAAAAAACCGCCTTATTACAAGCAACCCTAATTCAGTAGAAGAATTAAAAAAGTTTTCCGACCAGTTCGCCGATCCGAGAGAGCCAAAAAGATACTATCTTGAGAAGGTAAAAAATAAAAAATTGGGATTTGTCTACTATGTAAAATATCTTCATAACGGCGCGTTAGTCAGGACAAAATGGACTACGGGAACGAATGACAGGGAATTGGCGGTAAAATTCGCCATTGAGAACAGGGACAGATTGTTAAAGGAATATTTTGAGAGGGACACTAAAAAATCATATAAAGAATTCTTGTCTATCTTCAAAAATTATTATTCTAAAGATTCGCCTTATTTAATAATAGACAAGAAGCGGGGCAGGACATTAAGCGAAAATTCAAGAGCCACTTATCATAACTTTATTAATAAGCAGTTTATACCTTATCTAAAAAGCCACGGGATAAAAAGCATAGAACAGATAGACACCCCGTTTTTAACACGGTTTCAAAACTACCTGCTTGCCGACAAACATAAAGGCGGCAAAATAATAGAAGGAATAAAGCCCCAGACTATTAACCATTATATAAGTTACATAAAATTAATTTTTAACCATTTACTACAAGAGGGATATATTAACACAAATCCCTGTAAAAGCGTTATAGCCATTAAAATTAAAAAGGAAGATCTGAAGATTACAGGCTGTTATGAAGTCGATAAAATAAAAGGCGTTTTCAATAAAAAATGGAAAGACGACAGATCATATTTGTTATGTTTGCTCATGTATACCACCAATATGCGTAATTGTGAAATATTTAATTTAAGGCTTCAGGATATTATTATGATAGGGCAGTATCATTTTGTTAACGTGCCTGAGAGCAAAAGCCAAAACGGAATTAGGCAAGTTCCTTTACATGATTTTGTATATAAGAAAATATTATCTTACGCAAAAAAGTATAATAAAACGGATTATATATTCAGAGCCGCCGGAAAGAAATTGGGAAGCAGGGTATATAAAAGAGCCGTAATAGAGCTTGCCGGATATATGGGGTATTCTTTGGAAGATATAAAAAAAGAGAATATCCGATTTTATTCCGGCAGGCATTTTTGGAAAACTCTTATGAACAGCGAAAATTTAGGGGATATAGAAGAAGTGTTTATGGGGCATAGGGTAAAAGACGATGTAGCCTTCAGGTATAACCATAAGGACAAAATAGGCAGACGTAAATTTTTAGAAAAGACTAAAAAGGTTTTTCAGGTTCTGGATAAATGCATATTTAACGGTTGACCCAGTTATCATTTAATCGCCCAGAGTATCCAACCCGTCACCCCCGCCGCCGTTATCCCCACCGTACAATAAGTCAAGACTTTGAAGCGCAGAGATAACAGATCGTAAGATTTTATTTGCCGTTGAGAGGCTTGTTCCTGTCGTTTCAACTGTTCCGATAATTACACTAATAATTCCCTTTGCCTCGCCGTTGAGGCTTCGGAGTTCTCTAATAATTTCTCTGTCTGTTCGTTGTTCATCTTCAAGTTTTGCAACTGTAATCTCAAGTTCTCTATATTGTTCTCTGATTCGCTGATTATCCGTCCCACGCCTTCCAAGTCCGATATTAAATCCGACAGAGATTGTGAGTATAACGGACAGGATAAAGACAGTAATAATATAATTGCGGTTAATTTTTTCATTCATTATTCTCCCCTTTGTTTCGCGTCCAGTTCCGCCACTTCCGGGCGGAAGTATTTGCCCCTGGCCGCGTTATTCGCGACGTCAATTCCCATGTAGCTTGTAACAAGCCCGACTACGGCGGTAAGAAACAAACCAACCGGAAAATTTAACGCCTTGTCAAAAAAATGAGTAGCCAATACAAGCGCAAACATCACAATGATACAAACCATGCCGAAAACAAACGCCGCGCCTTTGCTTATTTTTTTCATCTTGCGCCCCTGTTTTTTATCATTATCGTTTCTTTTACAGCGTTGAACAGAATATCCAACATTAGCTGATCTTCAAGTTCGTCAATATTAAGCTCTTTGATAATTTTGATATTTTCCAAAATCCATTTCTTTTTCCTGACGGATTTTTCAGCTTCCGATTCAGATAAAAGTTCGTTAATTTCTTCTTGCGTCAACGCGCCGTCGCTCATTTATTTAAACCTCTAATTTGCTTTCGCATAACAGAAATAGCTTTATCAACCGCCCTTTTAATATTGACGCGATCCGCCGACACGTCGGAACTTTCAATTTTAACGCCGCGATTCAACACTTCTTCTTTTTTAAAAGTTCGGTCAAACAGCGATTTTTGTTCTTTCATGCTCTTAATCTTCCAGCTTGCAAACCCTTACGGAAATGAGCTTGCCATTGGTTCTTAAAGGCGATATATAAAGCGTGTCGTCTCCGGCGAAAGTAAAATGGCGCGGAGCGCCTTCCGCGTCGCTTTTGCCCCAAGAATTTATGACGTACTCCTTGTCTTTTCTGTTGTATGCCGCGCCTTCCTTGCGCACCGTCCATTTCCGCCCGGTGAGCGTTTTTAAAAATTCCGCCGGGTTATTGACGTACATCGCCTCGTTGTCGGTCGGGGTGCCCCAGTTAAACTTGATAACCTTATTTGTGATAGCGTCATTAACGCACTTGAGAACGTCAAGTTCGCACCCCAAGTACATTTCCGCCACTTTCAACAACGAAAGCGCGTAACACGCCCCGTCGCCCACGCCTATGCACAAAGTCTGAATGTTCTTTATCATTTTACCCTCCAGTTGTATTATTTAAGCCAGCCTCTTGCCGACCCTCTCTACAGCCTCGTAAAACCGGCCGTCAAGCCGATCTTTGTTTTCTTTTATAAACTCATTCAGCTTACTGCGATAATCCTCCACGCCTCCTTTGCCTTTGCCCATAACCACTTCCACCAGCCTGTTTTCGTGGTTTCCATTTTCGCCTAACGATATGTTCATTAACAAAGCCCTGACAGTCTCATCAAACGGCGCGCCCTTATCGCTCCATGCAACGCCTATACCGGACTGGACTACCGCGTTTCTGATAAACCGATAATGGTATTTTAAAACATCGTCTATCTCCGTTATGCGGCCTTCTAATGTTTTCTGGCTCGCGGTAAACCCTTCCGCGAAGTCAAGCAGTTTTTTGTATTCGTCGCTTCGGTTAAGTTCGACGCCGCCTTTCCCTATTTTGATGTTGCTGAAATCTTTGAGGGGCTTCATTTTTACGATGACCACGACAAATAGAGCGACGATTACGACCAGGACGACCGTTTCAACTTTTAACAAACTTTCCAATCCCATAATGGGATAAATCTAGCAAATGGGGGAAATTTAACAATATTTGCAGACAAAAAAGGCTTTAGGGTTAAGGGGTATAACTCTTGATATATTAATTTATCGGTGGGTTATTTTTGTTCCAAATATATATCCAATAATGAGCATTACAACCGAATTTAGAAGGTTTAGCAGTGAAGCGGTATAATCATTTTTTTGTGAAAATTGAACGGCGTAAAAATATCCGAAAATTAATATAAGAATCAGAATAAGCCCCGCTACAGTCACCCATGTATCCCTTATTCTGGCGTGCTGAGAGTCCGCGTCTTTTCGCGCCTCTTCCCTTCTGGTTTTTATTTCTTCAATACTGGCTTTTTGGTAAAGAGGAGCTGTCCGCTGATCGTCTTCTTCAATTGATGGGAGTGGCGGTATTTCGACAGCATTCTTTGCAAGTTGTTCATCATGTTCCATTAGAGATTCCTATTTTAGAGAAACAGTGTCTTTCTCAATATCTTCATCAAGCAAAAACGGATAATTGCGTACCCATGCGGAATACCACGCGCATTCCGGTCTGTGGGTCAGCTGGGACAATCCGATTCCAGTATATGGGCGACTGTCTACCCATATATCATCCATAATTTTTTTTAGCGTAGGATCATCATTTTCCCGTAGCGAATATGCTGGTACTCCACCGTAGGCAGTAATGGGATTTGCGCCGTATTTTTTATATGTGTAATATACCGACTCAAGCACCGGCCCGTATTTCCATGTTGAAAACCGCTCGGAAAACAAGGATGTATTTGTTTGTTTTAGGTAGTCCCTATAAAGAAAATAAAGCATTTTCTGCATTTTCATGGAAGTTACAGGTGATTTGTCACGGAATGACCGGATGAGAAAATTGTTTGATACATAAACCGGATTATACATTCTTTACCTCCATTATATCCCATTTTCGGCGAAAAATCGACAAAATGCAAGTGCTGTTTTCTTATAATTAATATCTCTATAACTTTATATCCTGTAAGGAATTAGCTAATTACTTGATTTTACTTATATATAACCTTATATTTAAACTAGGAGAAAAACAATGGCGAAACCTCTTTATAAAATATTGTTTCCGTTGTTAATCTTAAAATAATTTTATTTTTTACCAATACAGCAGTGCTTATATTTTTTGCCGCTCCCGCAGGGGCAAGGGTCATTCCTTCCAATTTTATTTTTTATTATCGGGTCATAAGTAAACTTTCCTATTGACGGTTTTTGAAAAATAAAAGTGGTTTTGCCGTTGTAATTAGAAATTACAAAATCCCCCTGAGATATAATATCCATTCCTATAAGGACATCACAATTTTTAGGATTGCCCGCTATTGCTTCCACGTCTTTTAATTCAATATTATTCGGCAAAATTAAGTTTATTTTATATATTTTGCTGGGTATTTTTTCGTCTGAAATTGTGTCCAATTTGCCGCTTCCAACGGATTGAAGGTTAAATATGTCAACAAACCTATCGTTTATAATAGTTATATCACAACCGGTATCCCACATGGTCTCTATATTGAATTTTTTGCCTTCATGTTCAATTTCCGCGTCTATAACAAGGCGTTTGGCTATGCCGGTATAACTGCATCTGAAGTATTCACCCATATGTAATTTATCGGCATTTATTACATATTGATTATTTTAATTAACCCGCTTATAGTTGGGCTATGAAGAAGAAAAAACAAGCCAAGAAAACCCCCAAATTCAATAACGTTACCATTTATAAGGCAGTGCCTGACAGCCCGCCGGAAGGTCATTTTACTTCGGGCTACGGCATTTTTCATAAAGACAAATAACCCTTGACAAAATAGCCAAAAATACTAAAATTTAAGACAGGAGAAAAAATGGTATATATTGCCATTATCCCTACGTTAAGAAAATGACCAGTAATATTAATCTTCCAGAAATAAGGGTAGAATTCTATAAAACCAATTCTTCAAATTACGATGGGACAATAGCGATATTTGAGAAATTCCATAATTTTAATTCCGCTGGCAAACTAAACACATTTATAATTGATTTTAATGAATTGCCATTTGAAATAAATATTATAGAGAGCTATATAGACATTATATCTAAATGGAAAAACACCAGATTTTATATTAATAATAAATTAACCAATAAATCATATTTAAAAAGAATGTTCCAAATTTACCAGTGCTATGAAGGGCATAAACATTCAGTAAACAGGGAAACATATTGTTTTATTGATTCATTGCGCGGAAAGGAAGGCTGGGGGTGTAAATTCATAACTAATATAAAACGCCATCTGCCTGAAGCATTAAACGAAATGAATTACTACAACTTCACTAGATTTTGGTTTGAATACGGAGAGCTTATTGACGGGGTGTGGGTTGTTCATAAAGACAGAATTTTACAAACGCTTTTAGACGAAGTTACTAAAACGGGGATAGTATATTGCCCACTATTCAAACAAGATAAATTAATCCAATTTGTAAACATTTTGCCGGAAACTATTAATCCAAAGACAGATAAAGAATGGGAGTATGTAGAAAAAACGACAGACGACGGCTTTCAAACAGTGTCTAGGATTGTTGGTGTGCGCCCAAAAGAATTAGGATACTCTAATGGAATAATAGATACAAGAAAATTTAAAATAGATATTTTAAAAGAAATTAGAGAGGGAAAAACAAATAACAGATATGTGCCGGATACAAGTTTCGACGACATCGGCGGTCTAGGTAAAATCTTAGACGATATAAGGTTTTTTGTTGAATTGCCAATGAAAGAGCCTGAGCTTATTAAGTATATGAATTTAACCCCACATAAGGGCATTTTGTTGTCTGGGCCGCCAGGGTGCGGAAAAACCTTAATAGCCAAAGCGATAGCCAGAGAAATTAACGCGCATTTTATCGCCGTGAACGGGCCGGAATTATTGTCAAAATGGTACGGGCAGTCAGAGGAAAATTTAAGGGATATTTTTGAAGAGGCGTCTGCTTATGCGCCCTCTATTATATTTTTTGACGAATTCGACGCAATAGCCAAAAGCAGGTCGGGTGATGACGTTGCTAGGATTGATTCTCAGATTGTCAACCAGCTTTTAACGCTTTTAGACGGCTTTAACAGCGACGAAAGAGTAATGGTGATAGCCGCCACTAACAGGCCTGAATTGCTAGACAAGGCCGTAACAAGATCGGGCAGGTTTGATTATCATTTGGAGATTAAAGAGCCTACATTAGAGGGCTGTAAAGAAATCCTAAAAATACATATTAGGGATAAACCGACAGATACAGACTTTAATATAGATGAATTCTCAAAACGCCTGATGGGGCTTTCGGGGTCGGATATTGCCTTTATAGTAAAAGAAGCGGCATATAACTGTATAAAAAGGAATATAGACGTAAAAGAAATCTTAAACGAAAAAGAAATTGATTATAAGCATTTACTGATAAAGGATATTGACTTTAACATGGCTTTAGAGAAAATTAGAGCTAAAAATAGCCCTTGACTTTTCATAAAAAATACTTAAAATTCAGAATAGAGGGATTAAATGCGTAAAATATTGTTAGTTTCCATAGTTTTAGCGACAATCTTATCTATGAGTAATTGTAAAGAAAAAGAAGAAGAAGATACAAGCCTCTATACTCTAATCGGCACATGGGAAGCGAAAAGGGATTTCACCCACACGGATGGCGTTCAGTGGAATGAGAACAACACGTTAATCTTTACCGAGACGGAATTTAGGCAAGAAATCTTGTATAAGTCAACAGCCAGAGAAGTAACTCAAATAACCGCCGGAAAATATACCTATGACGATAACACTATTACGTTTATCGACACATACGAATATAATGCAGACGGCTCAAAAGGCTACGGGCCATATAAGAATCTTTCATACCCTTATAAATTTACCAATAAAAACACGCTCGAAACTAACGGATTTGGGGACAACGGCGGCAACTTAATAGACAGGGTGTATAAGCGCAAAAATTAAACTGTCATTTATTATCCCCTGATTGTTGCCGATAATAAACCAATGGGCAGTTTTCTCAAAAAAACTTTAGGCGTTATAAAAGTTATTTTTCTTTTTATTATTGAAAACTGGGCGGCTATAACCCCTTATATAAGCGGTATTACGATAACGGGTATTTTAGCAGGGTTAAGCAAATTTATACATTCTTTATCTTACTTTTTGAAGTTTCCCATAAGGTTTAATATCCCCTTATGGCTGGTCATCATTGTATTGCCTATTGCCTTACACATAATTTATATATATGTTTTGAATATGATAAATAAGTTTAAGAAACCAGCGTATTTAAAGTTTACAAGTATGGAATATAAAGACATGAAAGATAAATTGCATAAAATTAAATGGGATTATGAGTTAGATAATAAAAAAGGGGATAATTCCCATAAAAAATATGTTGTAAGAAATATCCGGGATTTTTGCCGTGATTGCGGGTGTGAATTAATACCTTTAAATGACTCTAATTATACATTTTGCCCTATATGTAGAAATAATGTATATGACAAATTTGACGAATATGACGCTGTAATCAAAACAATATGGCATAGAATAGAAAACAGATTATTTTGATATTATAATATGCCTTATCAGTAAAAAAAGATAAGAAAGCCGGTAAGCATACCCAAAGAAAACAAGATCGTATAAACAAGCGGATGGTATTTTCTGGTTTTAATTTTCATATTTCCCTCCATGCTTATTAATCCTCAAAAGAGTGAAATAAACAATACTAGCGGCAAGTTATTACCCTTTTGATATAAATACTCCGTTGCCTAAATTCTCGGCATACAGTAGCCCCGCTTCGTGCGGGTCTTGACTCGGCAGGCCCGTCAATTTAAAGGTGTTTCCCGATCCGCCGCCGTTTATCACCACACTATATCCGATCTGCGCATCCGATCTCGCGGTAATTTTTTTAACTCCGCCGCTTGTATTAAATTCAATACTGGTTTCTACCCCGACAAAACCGCCGCTTTCAGTTAATCCGCTTTCGTCTACCCAACGCTTTATGATGTTGATACTGTATAATTGCCATGTGTTTCCGGCTCGGCTTAACGTTCCGCCATAATATATCACCACTGTGGTTGATACGCTTGGCGCACCCGATGACGGATTGCCATGTAAAAATCCGTTAACAAAAGTAGATATAAGGGTATTGGTAGGATACGTTCTTGTCTGAGAGGGCGTGGTTTGATCATCCGAAACAAACAGCGGCCCGATATTGATTGTACCGCCTTGAATGTTCATGTCTGTTCCGGTAATATTTTTAAACGTACCTCTAACCGCCTTTAATATCCCCGTGTCCCCGTCCACTTCAAAAGTTCTTTCCCCGTTAATTAACGTGTTACTTCTTATCCCGCCGTTGGGAAGTATGGTTATCCATTTTGTGAACAGGCTGTCAATAAAAGCCGTTGCTGCTGTCAGAGCCTGACAAAACACGTTTGAAAACGCGCTAGAGGGCTTGCCCGCCCCTATCGAATTTGCCGCCGATATATACATCCACCCGTATTCCGCGCCGTCATTCGGTTGCGGTATCTTGTCCCACCCTTCGCCGTTCCACCGGTAGATATAGTATTCTTCCCACGGCTGATTAGTAGTGCCTGAGTAATATATATAGTCATTCAGGTTAAACACTTTGTTTGTTACCGCCGTATTTATAGAGGTTACATCGGGATAAACGCCCCTGAACCTCGGCGCGATAGTTCCCACCGCCTCTTCTATGTTGTCGTCAAATTCCCTGTCGAATACCTGAGTGGCTATCCTGTCAACGTTTTGCGGATTGGTCATTTCCCTTAATGCGTCAAGAAGTAACTGCTGTTCGTTTCTCTGCTGGTCTTCATAAACTACGGGCGGCGCGGACAATATGCTGGACTGCCTCTCTCTTATTTTCTCTATCTCGCTGTCCTTGTATATTTCTTCATGGTACTCGGCTAGGGCAAGATCATAACCGACAGCGTTTTCGCTCAAGTCGGTTACTATGTATCTCTTGCTTTCCCACACCCTGCCCGTATTAAGTCCCTCAGCGTAAAGAGTAGACAGGATGTTCCCGAATACGGGGATATTCCTTGCGTCGTCCTCATCGTCTAGGTTAATGGGAACGGTAAACATCAGCCTGTCCGTATACTCGCCGACGCTCTGAATTTGTTTTTGCACCACGAAGTTTCTGTCCTCGTCCACAACATAGTATTCAATCCAGTAATCCCTTTCCTTAGATATGTCAAACCGCTCCATTAATTTAAGACCCGTTATCTGGTTGCCGTTCCTTATCAACTGGGTGATCTCGCCCGATCCCAGACCTATCTTAAACCTCTCATGCTGTACCTTTATAAGCGAACCGGGCTTGTAGTATCTGCCTTCTTTCCCGACCGTACACTTGATCTCGCCCGGTCTGAATTCTTCTTTTGCCAGCAATCTTCTCGCGTGCCACATCGCCTGATTGTAACTTGTCGTGAAGTCCAGCTTCATAGGCGAGTAGGTGTTTAATCCTTCATTAACGGTTATTCTCGGTCTTAATATCCTATGGGTTTTTTGCGTCCAGTCCGCTTCCTGATCGACGAATTCAACGTTGTACCCGTCCGCTTTCCTGTCAAGCGATCTCTGGTCTACCATGCTTACTATTCTCTGCGGGTTTAGTAATGCAATGGGCGTTAATTGGGTGTCTTCAAAATAGACTTCTAACTTTCCGTATTCATTCACATACAACCCGGCGTCGCAAGTCGCAAGTATTGACTGTATGGCGTCTATCTTCCTCGTGCCGGAAGTTAATACGCCGTTACACTCAAGGGTGAATTTCTGCACCCCTTGCCCTTCTATCGTTACTTTCCTGTTCATGCAGTACTCGTAAAGTTTCCCGAAGGTTTTTAAGTCTACCTCTGTATCTTTATGTTTTGAAGGGTTATGAATAAGACCTGTTATAAGCTCAAGCAAGACCGCCGCTGAATTGGAAGTCTTCGTCTTGACCGTTGACCATTGGTTATTCCACTTCCACAAGCCAGTCAGCGCGTCTATGCCGCCCAGCGCGGTTCTGCCCGTCATGGAAACGACCACGTTAAACCTGTCCATGAATTCCTGCGTGTTCTTGTTTACTTTAAGTTTAATGCCCATTCTGCAGAATTTGTCCTTGTACCTTTCATTTATGTTTTTAGCGGCAATTAATTGTGAAGCATTAGAAGTGTTAGGGTTATACTGCTTAGTTCTTATCGCCGTCAAGTATACCCTGTCCCTGTAGCTTCCCGTGTGCATCCTCGTTAATCTTGTCGCCCTGATAAAAAGAGGATCGCCTGCTTTGGAATATATTGTAGAGGCGTAAGGCGTAAAGTCCGCCGTAAAGACAAACCTCATCTGCTTTGATTTCGCCCTCGATAACATTCCATTGCTTACCGCGCCGTAGACCGTAACGTCCCCGCCTATCGCTTTAGTTCCGCCGCCGCTCGTTTCCACGACTTTCTTCTTGGTCTTGGTGTCTGAGAAAACAAATGTTGCCCTTCGGTATATATTATAACTACTAGTGGCGACCTCCTTTGATTCTTTCTCAAAAAGTATGTAGCTTAAATCTTTATCCCCGTACTTGCCGCCGTTGGGTAAAGTCATGGTATAAGAAAGCGTCCGCCCGTTGTCGGGATTGCCGGAGATCATCTCGTTTACCCATTCCGTTACGTTCTTGCCCGCGGATATCGTCTGCGTTACGGGTCTGCTGTTGCCGATTGGGAATGAGACCGGAATATCCTGCCAGCCGCCCGTCCCGTTTTTTGACCATTCAAGTTTTATGCTCACGTCGGCGGGCGCTTCCACGCCGTTCTTTGAGTCCCACCCGTAAAGCCCGTCAGGAAAACTTATCTCAATTTCCGCCAGCATCGGAAATCTGGCGGTTTCCCTTATAATCGGGTCCGCGCCGTCGTCGTCTATAAATATTCCGTTTTCGTCCGCCGTAAATACGCCGTTATTCACGTTGCCCGATTTGGCGTTGTCAAGTTTTTTTCTGCCCACCTCAATGGACGAATCAAGGGAATCAGACCATTTTTCTTCAAACACGGAATCGGTAAAGTTGTTTAACGCCTGCCCGTTTCCTTTCTGCACTATGTCAACATAATTATCCGCGTTGTAAAAAGGCGGGTCTACAGTGCCGGGATTGATGAAGCGTTTTGTGTTCACCCGTTGCGGCTCGTTTCCGTCAAAAGTCGCAAGATCGGTAGTGCCGTTCCTCAGTTTCTCAAAACACAACCCGTTCTGTCCGACTAAAAATGCGCCGTACCAATATAAGTCCTCGCCGTCCGTCCCGCCGGGTTTCATGTAAGGCTCGGACAAGAAGTAAGGCGCGAACAAATGTTTGCCCAGAATTATAGGAACATTCTTGCCGTCTATTTTTTCGTTTCTCGCGTCGCCTAACTGGGGGATTGAAGCGACCTCGTTTTTTTTATTATCCTTGCCTATCCTCTTCAGGGCTTCTTCCATTTCCCTTTTGGCTTTCTTCGCCTGCTCGGCGGCGTAAATCCCAGTCCCTATTCCCACGGCCAAAGCGACAACGCCCAGTATTATCATTGCCGTGGCAACGCCGGGCGTTTCCTGAATTATTAAAACTTCGTTTTCTTTCAGTTCATAGTCGGGGGTAAGTTTTTCGCCGTTTTTAATTATCTCGGTATGCGTCCAGTCAAGATTAAGGTTGTCTTTTAATTTTCCGGTGAAGTTAAATATTTGCCTGTCCGATTCCAAACCTCGGTATAAATTGACCGTTCCCATATTACTTCCTTATTGACAATAAAGCCGCGACAATCGTGGCTAAGAATAAAAGTATGAAAATAATCTCAAACGCTGAATTAATAATCTTAAACATTGAAAATATAATACCCCTTCACTTTATAATTAATAATATTTTCCACTATTACGCCCTCGTTATGGGTACAATGTATCATTCTTTCATTATCTATCGAGTATCCTAGATGTAATCTGCCGTCTTTTTCGATTTCTAATATGCGCCCGACTTGGAATTCATCTGTTTTTTTTACGCCTATATAATTGGCAAGTTTTACTAAAGAAGGATCAAAACCTTTATACACGGGGTCTTTTATCGGCGTTCCGCTTCTTTTCGCTATTAACCAGATCAAGCCGAAGCAGTCCAGTCCTTTCTCATCTCTTCCGCGCGGCTTGTAAGGAATTCCTATAAGATCGGACACGTCCATAATTACCCCATTAAGAAATCATTATCAGCCACCCACGGATTGACCTGCATATTCAATCTGTCGTCCGCGCCTAAAGACCATGTGATCTTCTCGCCGTCCCATGACACGTTTCCATGACTTTGAGTGATCTGGCTTATGGGTTCTATGTTCCCTTGTTCGTTAATTAAGCCTACAACGTCAATAGAGGCTCGACGATCAAGCTCGTCAAACCATTTTAGAAGTTCATTGCCGTTTTCGTCCTGTACGCTAATATCTATCTCTAAAACGCCGCCTTGAGGGACGTTGTTTTTAGACGTGGGGAATTTATAACCCATAGGGACTGCGGTATATAACTGGTTTCCGTAATTCACGTCCCTGTCATTGGAAGTAAAGAACCATGTTTTTTTCTCAGGGCATTTTAATTCCAAGAGCACTGGGAAAGACACCCCGGAACCGACCGCGAAAAGCCTAGAAAAAATAATTTCGTTCACCGCTTTACCCCGCCCAGTTTGTCAGCCCGCGCTTCCCACGGCAGGTTGTAGTAATTTTTATGAAACCAAACGAACTTTCTCGCAAGCAAATTCCCTGTAGCGGACGGCAAGCCGATGACGATAAGATAAAACCACATCAAAATGACGCTTTGCTTGCCGTGTCCTTTTTCATGCTTCAACGCCTTTAATTTATGCAAAGAATTCAAACAGACGTATTTCCCCAAACTGAAGCCCGATATTTCGCCTAACACCTTGTCGGCTTTGTGTGAGTAATAATCCGCGACATAAATTTTATAACCTGTCAATTCCTCAAGGCCGTACAGGTATACCAAGTCATTTATCGATAAGGTTATAAGCCGCTTTTTCCACAGGCGCGACATGATATACCTCAAAAGCATTTGAGGGAACTGCCATATCCACGCCCATGCCCATTTTAATTTTTTCATTCGCTTCCCTACTGTTTCACGTAACTTTTATGAAATTTCCAATACTGTATGAGCCGCGTGCCGTTGCTTTCCGTGGCCAATAACCCATACGCGCCAAAAGAGTCAAGGATACGATTCCAGTACACGTCTAACCATATTTGACCGTTGCGCGTAATGGGTTCAAACCTGACCTCTATCGTCAATTGCGTGGGTGTAAACAACGCCCTCGCCTGAGAAAGTTTAGGCAGTAGAATAGCGAAATAATTTTCAGTAACATTTCTTTTAGGGACATATACGTTATCGCCTATGGATTGCGTACGGTTGACCACGTTGTAAATACAGGTTGAACCCGTAACGCTCCACAAGACCGTACCGCTAGGCCAGTTGACGTAACTCACGGAGTTGCTAGTAAACACCAAAGCCCTATCCGTGTGCCTGTCCACGTAAACGCCTGAAGTTACAGGCGCGGTGCTTGTTATCTGAACAACGCCCGGATACGCGAATGCGTTTGTCGCGATTAAAACCGACAGAAAAACCGTTAAAAACTTTTTCATCTTCTTTCTCTCCCTTAATTTGTCATTGATACATTAACCGCAAACTGTAGCGCGTTGGAACTCGGCGTTATCTCATACGTGTAGGCGGAATTCGACGTGTTCAATAATATTCTTATGGTGTTCGCGTCAATTCGGATTAGGCACAAGTGGTTAACGTAAGCGTTCCGCCAATAGCCGCCCGCGCCGCCTATCGTAACCGCTTTGTTTATTTCGCGTAACGTGACCGAGTAGGCGAGCATCGCGTTAAAAAACTGCTCGTTGCTTATATTTGCAAAGGTGCCATCACCGCTTATCCCATTGGCGAAATAAGGACTGGCCGTCTCGATGTTAAAAGTAAGGTAGTCCTGCCCGTCCGTCATCTTGTAACTCGCTAAATACCTGCCGGTGTCAGGGTTTTCCGTTCCGGCGTTAAAGCCGCAGACTCCGCCGTCGCCCAATACCCCAACGCTTCTGTCCGATCCCGGTATCTGCGCGGGGTTATTCCCGTTAACGGTATAAGCCGACCCCGCGGGGGACGTTTTCGTAACGCCAGACAAATTATTTTTTTGAAAGCTGTTATAAGAGCCCCATCGATAACATAACGCGTATGCGTCATTGGGGTAGTCTGTAACGCTACAAGATACGCTGTTGCCGTGTATGATATTGCCGTCGCCCTGTATGTAAAAGCAAAAAATCTTATATTGTGATTCAACATCAATTATATTATCCGTAACAATGGCGCGGCCGCCCGCCAAATAAATAACATACGTGGTATATGCGTTAAAGTGCTTAAAAATATTATTTGCGATTATGGCGTGATTGCCCCGATTACAAACCGCGTAAACAACCGTAATGTAATTTGACGCGCCAACGTCAAAAAGCACGTCTTTTATGATATTATAATCGCCGATATTTTCAACGCCGTAAGTTATTGATTTTCCGCTCAGGCTGTTTTTTACCTTTAAGTCTTTTATTTGCGAGTTATCACCCGTAATTTTAATGATAAACGGATTCGGGTCGCCGCTGGCGACCATGTTAATGACCGTGCCATTGCCAGTGCCGCGCAGAACAATATTATCGCCAATCTCTACGCCGTCGCCGAGGTTATACTGCCCGTCAAGCATCAGCAGTTCGCCGCCGTTTGCGCGTAACGCCGACAACGCCTCATTGATGACCAGCTCGTCATTCGCGCCGGAGCATAAATAATCAACCGTCGCCCCCGTATGCCCGGAGAGTTCGGTGCCGACGACTGCGGCCGCGCATTTTTTGCCGCCGTGCCAGTACACCGCGTCAGACGTTATCAGGTTTGCGCTGCCTTTCGAGGGAACCGCGTCAATCGGTTTGGATTCCCCGTAAGTGCCCGGCGTAGCCCCGCCGATTAAAACCCTTCCGGCGTCCTCCGCGGCCGTTTGTTCCTGATAGTCGGAGGTGTTCAAAACGACCGGATCACCCCACGTTATATTCCCTTCCTCGTCTATTAATTTGATGTACCATTCTACCCCCTTATCACCGAAGGTCTCATCCCTCAACACTTTGGCGTAGTCGTCCACGCACGGCGTGTTCCATTTTATTGCTACCGCGTCATTTGCCGTTAACGGCAAATCAGCATGGCGGTTCACGTTGCCCAACTTCGTAGGCTCTTTAGGCGATATGGGGGATACGGATAAAGTTTCAACGATTATTGTCGCGCCGTCTAAATTATGCCTGTATACCCCCAATGTCCCGTTGGCGTCGCCTATCAAAGTCTTGTCCGCCACAAATACGGTTGACGGATCAAACAGGTTTATCGCCACGTAGGTAGTGCCGTTTATCGCCCTGGTCAAAAACTCGCCTTTCAGGGCTAAGGCTTGCGCCCCGTCAAGTATGGAGCTTAAATCGGCGGCTTTCCCGTCGGTATAACTCTTGGCGGCGTTTAGCGTTTTTGCGTCCCCTCGCGCCCTCGCCCGAATTTCACCGTCTATCTGCCCTTGCAAATTCTGATCCGACGCCTCCCTCGCTTGGCTTTCGGCGTTGACCGCGCCTGTTATCTGCCGTTCCCTTTCTCGCGCTTCGTTTCCTACCGCCCGCCTTATGTCGTTATGCGCTACATCACTTGTATCATGCTTGTTTATTCCAGCCTCTAGTTCTTCCTCGCTTACAAAGTCAACAGCGTCATCAAATAACGTCCATTCGGGTTCTTCTTCCCAGCCCGCTATACATTGATAAACGCCGCTTTTATCGTCGGCGATTACCTTGCACAAATAATTAATCTTTTTATCCAGCCCCGCCGTTTTCAATTCGGTTACCTTATTCACGGGCGCAAGCCATTCGTTTCTGCCCGATAAAAGTTGATCCGTATATTCCTTCACTTCGGTTATGGCGTTTTCAATTCTCTCGGGAAGATCGCCCTGTATGTATTCTTTTACCTTGCTTAAATCCGCCCTGCTTGTCTCCGTCTGGTTTACTACTAATTGATCGCCGTCTTTTAATTCCGTAACTTCCGGTAATTGGCTTATAAGGCTGGTATTCATATTATCTCCTTGTCTATTGCTATAGCATGATGATTATTAGTAAACAATATCTCGCCTTTATTCGTGATTAGATATATATGCTCTATCTCTGGGATTATCGCCGTTTCTTCAAGCCCGAATTTGGCTACTATCATGTGCCCCCATGAGTCATAAGTCGGCTTCTCTGTAAAAGTATATATTCCTAATTCGTCTACTTTGGTTTCGTCCCGCCTTTGAAAGCCTATCTTCGTGATCTGGAAAGGAAGCGATCCGTACCTTAAAGTCTTGGCGTACCATTCCTTGAACCTGTCGGCTTCCGTTTTGTTATTCTTGTCCTTAATTTTATTGTCAAGCATTATCGAAAGTTCGGGAAAGACGGTAGGAACAAAAGAATTCCTCAGCCACGTTCTTCTTTTGCCGCTGTCAAACTGCAATTCAAGTATAAAGCCGTCTTTTAAGGATACGTCCCCGTCAAGGGAGAATTTCTGGTTTACGTCGTCCACCCATTCCATTATTCTCATAAAAGACTAGCCCCCCTCTGGTGGGATTGCTGTTGCGCCAATCCCTGATCAAACGTCCCGTCTTGAAAGCCTTTATTTACAATGCCCTCTATAAGCACTTCCAGCCCGTCGGCGGTCATCTGCGCTTTTGCCTCTACCTTGTCTGAAGCGTTATTCTCTATTTTTACGTTCATCTGCACGTTGCCGCCCCCGCTCGCTAGGTTATTAATGGCCTGCATGGTGTTTTGAAACTGCCTCTGCGTCTGGACTACTTCGCCGCCCTTTAAGATGGCGGACTTCTCGCCCGTGCCTTCTACAACGCCGCCTGAGTGGAATCTTGGCGGTTTCGGTCGGGCTGATATTACGGCGGCCACCTGCATAGCGCCCATCGCCGTCGCAAGCCCAGCCATTACCGGTCCCATCGGAAGGAAAGGCTGGGAATTAAGCGCGTTAAGGATTGCCATAGCGGCGTTGGCTTGCGCCATTATTACGTTGGTAGTCCACGCAAAAAGTTCAGCCTTATATCTTTCATAAGCCGCTTCTATGTTGATCTTTTTTTCGGCGGCGGCTCTCTCTTCGTCGCTCTGAATGAGCTTGTCGTTAGCTATTAGTTTCTTGTTTGTTTCATAGTCTATGTTATTAGTCCATATAGTAGAGATGGAAGAGGCGATGGAAGAGGCGGCGTTAAGGTATTCTTGGGCAAGTGATAAAAGCCTCTGGTACATCTCAACATGGGCTTGCTCGATTGCTTTTACGGTTTCCTTCTCAATGATCAATTCTTGATCCGCAAAATTCTTTACAAGCTGTTCCCTGTTTTCAAGATACTCTTTTTCAAGTTTCGCTTTTTCTTCGTTGGTTAATTGAGTGGATAAAACGGCAAGGTTAAAATTGTCGTCAAGCTCCTGTAACTTGTCTTCCTTTTCCTTTTCCCGCCACTCCCGCCTTATTTTTTGTTCATGCTCCGCCGCTTCGGTTAAAGATTTCTTTTTTATTTCCGCTATCTCTTCCTGTAACGCCGTCTCGTCCGCAAGCGTCTTTATCCTCTTTACGTCCGTCTTAATGTCGTCCTGCATTTTTGCAAGCTCTTGCAGGGCTTTTTTGCGCTCTTCATCGGTTTTTGCCAGTTCCCTCTGTTGCGCGTATTCTTTTTTCAGCGTTTTAAGTTTCTGGTTTAACCTGTCTTGTATTTCAGGCGCGTTGTCTATTATGTCCCTTGTGGCTTCTAACATCTTCTCGTAAGCTGTAGTTTGCGCGTCAAGAATTTGTTTTTGCACTTCCAAACTTTCAACGCTCTTGCCCTCTAGCATCGCCTTGCGCTCTATTTTCTCAATTTCAAGCGCAAGTTCCTTTTCCATCTTCTTTAGTATTTCTTCGCCGTTTTGCGTGTTTTCGTTTATATCCTGCCATTTCTTAACTTCAGCCTCGGCGATTTTAGCGTATTCCTGCGCCCTTAACCTTGCGATTCTTGCCGCTTTCTCGTCGCCTTTTGCCGCCGCTTCCGCCGCTTCCCTAGAAGCCTTCCCAGCCTTAAAAGCCGCGTCCAATGCGGCTTCGGTGTATGCTTTTGTCGCGGCGGTTGCGGCGTCGAACGCCGCTTTTGCGGCTATCCCCGCCTCTCTCTCCGCCATTATCTTGTCGCCTAACAATTCAAGGTTAGTTCTTAATTCTTCATTGATTTCTTTGTTTTCAAGTACAGCCCTTCTTGTTACCTCGACGTTTACGCCATTAACTCTCGCTATGGTTCTTAACGCCTCTTCCGTCGCGGTCATTATGTCCAGCCCGTCTAACATTAATTCGTTTATTTCTTTTTGAATGGCAAAATGGGCGTTAGCGGATATTTCTTTCAATACTTTTTTTTGCGCCTCAGTGATATTTTCAAACATTTCGTTAATGTCGGTTTCTTCATCTTTCATCATCTCATATACTTCTTTCGCCGCTTTTTTCGCTTCCACTATCCTGCTCACAATTTCCGTAAGAGCCGCCCTAAAGCCCCTTGTCGCGTTTTCCCAATCTTCCCCGTAAAGTTTTTTTAAGTCCCCTACCGCGTTTTTATAAGCCGTTACCGACCCCGCCCCNNGCCTCAGCCGCGCTTCCCGCCACTTTCTGCCCTATTATCTCTATCGCCTGCCCCGAAGCTAACGCCTCTTTAGACAGGCTCTTTAATTCAGGGTACAGCCTGCCCGAAGTCCTTACTACGCCGTTAAGTGAATTATTAAGTTCCCCTACGGCTTCGTCAAAACTCATTACCCCCGCCGCCGCCATATCAGCGGCGGTCTTTAAGATGGTCTGTATCTGCTGTTGGTTTCTGCCTAGAGAGGCTAGGCGGGTTTCGGACTGCAATATTTGATCGCTTCCTATCCCCGTAAGGTTCTGCATTTCATCGGCGAAATTCTTTAGCTGTTTTACGGCTCTGTCGTTAAGATAAGGGTTATTTTTGGCGGCGTTTTTTAAGGCGGCTTCGGCTTGCTCTTGCACCCTGTAAGCCGCCGCCATATCGTCCAATGCGCCTTTTAACTTGGTAAGGGTGGCAATGGAAGCCCCGACTATCGCGCCGGGTACTAGAAGTTTGGAGAAGTCCACGCCCGTAAGGGATTTGCTTGCTTCACTTGCGAAGTTTTTTATCTGGCTTTGGGCTTTGTTTAAGTCTTTTTTAAGCCCCGAATTGTCTACCGAAGTGCCTATGCCTATGTCAAATACGTTGTCTTTGTCCGCCATAATAATAATTTGCCATGTTGTCGCAAATAAACAATACTTGACAAATTGGTTAAATGCTTTAAAATTTTATTATAAGGAGAAAAATAATGGCTTTAGGCATAATATCTATCATTGTAGGCGTAATTATCGTTATTATAGGCTTCGCCACTGGCGTTGAAACGGTAAACCAGCAGATAGTCCAGTATCTTAAATTATTAATAGGGGCTGTATTCGCAATTGGCGGTTTAATAATAATAACAATAAAAAAGTCCTCAGAAAAACAAGAATATTTACTTTCGCTTATTGACGATAAATTACAGCCTGTTTCAAGGCAAGAATCACAAAACAATCAATCTTTCATTCCTCCAACAGTAAAAAATACTGGTTCTAATTGGGTATGTAAAGAGTGTGGAACTGAAAATCCATCGGCTTCTAGCTCATGCAAAGGTTGCGGTAAATACAGATAAGGATTTTATTACAATGCCTGATATTGTGCCGGTTTCCAATTTGCCAAATATTTATGTAGAGAATTACAAGATTCACGATGATATAAAATCCCTTCTTTGGTTTGGAGACGGGAAATACAAGAACATTACAAGAGCGCAAATGTCCTCTGAGGGTGAATATTACGAGATAGGCGGTTATAGAATTAGAATTTCTTATCATGGCGGGGCAGACATAGAGCCTAGTTTAATTTTAATGAATATGCCGGTTAAACAGCCTGTTGACGAAACGCTAATCCCTCGACCGCCTTATTATCCGCAGTATGTACGATTAACCCCTGAACAAAGATGGATTTACTTAAAACTTTTAACCAATCCTTATAACGATAGAATAGATATAGGATATGTGTTTATCCTTTACTACGGACTTGAAAGACATTTATTACACGGCAGTTTTGATCAGGCTTTTAACGTGATTTTAAAATTAAGAGACGTACATAAAAACAAGTCTTTTCAGTCTTATTCCGGCAATGCTCTAATTTTATCCGCTTTATGGAAGGGCAAGGGAGAATATATCCCATTGTTTATTAAATCGCTAGACAAAGAATACGAATTTCATTTTGACGAGAATCTTTTATTAATGACTTATTATAGTTTCAATGTTCCATTTACAGCCAAAGACATAATGAGGTTTGCAAAAACAGTTTATTTTAGAAAAATGAATTATATAAAGAATAATCCTGATATTTTTGAAAAATGTCTTAAAGACGTGATTAAAGAAAAAGCGGGTATAGATTATGTTAACCTAAGAAATTACTTTACAGATGATGTAATAAGCAAATTAAAACGATTTGAACCGATTATTTACGCAAACACTTCATTGGTTGATCAAACCATATCAATTCCCGTGCTTATAACAAATATTAAATTCAAGTCTGAAATGTTGATGTATTTAATTTTAGCGCATGAAAAAACAAAGACAGAAATTGCAGAAATGAGAAAAAATAAAAAGATTAAAAGGATAGAAGAATGAAAAATGAAAGCAATAAAAATATACACGACATACAAAATAAAATCGGTCAGGAAATAGGCGCGGACGGGTGGGAAGTATCCGCCCACAGAGCGCCATCAGACGACCACGCTAAAGTTCAAGGGCATATTTTCACGAACAAAGAATTTGAGAAACTACAAAAAGGAAAGCCCGCTTTAGACATAGAGGGGATAAGTTACCAGATAACAGAGCCTATAGGCGAAGGGGATTGTAAACACATGGCTTTCACTGTCCCTATAGGAATATCCGAACCATCACATTCTAAAAAAGAGCTTGCCGATATATTACAGGAAAATGAAAAGGGCATAGAATTAAGAGGCAGGCATTTATCTTTATATCAGGCTAAAGTAGAGGCTGTAAATTTAAAAGAGCAGATTAAATTAGAAACCGACAAGGTTAAAAAAGCCGATTTACGAAACTTGCATAAAGAATTAAAAGAGATTTTGGAAACTAAAGCCATAAGGGTAAAATAATAACTAATGGGCAAGCCTTCAGACAAACTAAAAAGCGTTATAAAATTTCTTTTGCCGTTAATAATAGAAAATTGGGGTAAAATAGCGGTTTATTTAAGCGGATTTACATTAACGGGAATTGTTGCGGGGTTAGGAAATTTTATAAGCGTTCTTTCCGGTTTTATTAATATACGGATACTGTTAAATATCCCGTTGTGGTTGATAATATCTGTTATGCCAATTATTTTTTATGGGATTATCAGGTTTATAGTAAAGACGGTTAATAAACTTAAAAAGCCAGCGTACTTGAAATTTACAAGCATGGAATACACGGACACAAAAAATAATATATATAAGTTAAAATGGGGTTATAAATTAGAGAATAATATATATGTAGTGAGCAACATTTATTCCGTCTGCCCTGTTTGCGGGTGCGGGCTTGCTTATACTGAAAGCGCGGATTATGTGTATTGCCCAATATGCAGGGATCAAGTCCGTAAAATATTTGACGATGAAGACGCCGTAACAAAAATTATATGGCACAAGATAAGAAACGGCTTATTCTAAAGCTAAAAGAATAAAAGAAAGCCGGTAAGCAATCCTAGCGAAAAGGCAACCGCGTCCCAAAACGTAAATTCATATTTTTTCATATTTTACCTCCCTATAAATCTTTTTATCTCTTCGGCTAAAGTTTCCCGACCGCCGCCGTTCCACCACCTTTCCGTCCACTTAGAGCCTCTTATCGGTCTGTCTTGAAAGAGGGAAGTGTCATCGTTCCATGTGTTCCGCCCGCTGGGATTGCCGTAAACGGAATATACAAGTTGCCCGCTTCCAAAATGGGAATTAAGAATAACGCTCTTTCTTAAAGCTGTAGTGTCTGAGGGAACATAGGGATCAGAATGTCTGCCGACGGAAAGATCAACAAACTTTTGAAGGGTACTGCCCTTGCCGTAAGCCGCCAGCAGTCTTTTTTTTGCTTTCTCGTTTACGGTTATTTTTACTTTGGCTTTGGTCATAGATACAAGGTAACGGATAAGGGGGAATTAACAAGCCTAAGAAAGCAACCTGTCAATGTCTTTAACGACGGATTGCGCGGCTCTTGCGAAGTCCACTTGTTCTGCCGGTTTGTCCACAACCAGTTCCCTAATGTCAAAGTCCAGATTGTCTATATCGTCATCGGGATATTCTTTGTCCATTGTAAAACCTTTATTTTTAAGTTTTTCCATGCCACCTTACTCAACGTCCAGCCTTTGCTCTATGGTCGTGTCGGGCAGCCCTTCCCTGATCCGTTTCCGTATCTCGCTCAGACAATCCCATGCTACAGACACGTTAAACCAGACTACGCCGTACTGGTCTGCATAAGGAGAAATAAACGGGGAATGGGCATAATCAGCACGGGCTAACGCTTCGTGAATTATTTCACTATGCCGACCAGCCCTCTTTAAGTATTCCTCATATATGTCTTGACCAATTATGTCTTGACCTACCTTGTCCGCTTCTTTCGGTAAATTATTGTAATTTTTCTTATCTTTGTCTTTTTTTATGCCGTCAATATAACCAGCGACATAACATATGGTTAAACAAATAATACTGGAAATAATTAAAGCGGCGGTTCCTTTTGTAATGGGTTGGATATTGTGCAGTATGTTTCCAAAGATAAAGAAATATGTAAAAACGACTATACACATATATAAGAAAAAACGCATGATAGAAAAAAACGCCGTTCCATTAAATGGTCTGCCCATATTTACATCCTCCAATGGTTACTTATATACGGTATCGGACGTTAAAAAATTATTTTGCGCCGACTGCCATAATTCCACTTCAAAATTGGTAGAGCTTAAAAAGACGGGGTGCAAAAAATACATCTGCCCTAGCTGTAATAAAGAATACAATACTTAACTACCTCATCTTAAACGGCTCTTTTTTGAACGCGTCCAAAGTTTCAAGTTTCCACGCGTTTTTCATTTCTTCCATGCCGTCACTCTTCTTCTTGGGCTTCTCATACAACCTGGCCTGTACAATGTCATTAAATTTAGTATCCTTCAAGCCGTTAAACAACATCAAAAATCTATGCCAGTGCGTATCGGTAGTTTCAATGTCAATCCCGTACTGCTGGATAATGGCGGCTGTTATATACTCTGAATCTATAAGCCAGTCAAACGCCCTTACTCCCTGCTTTCCGGTCGGGTGGGGCAGGGGCTGGGCGTTCTGGTAGAATTTGCATAGCTCTTCAAATCCCGCCTGCCTGTTTTCGGGTATCCCGTACCCTTTGCCGTCAACGCTTATTATTTTGTAAAGATAGTCAAACTCAAACAGGTTGATCTCAGGGCTTTCTATTTTTTTGCCGAAACTAATCCAGTAATGGAAGTCGGTGTGGATCAAAAATTCCTCGCCGTCCACCCATATACTGGATTGTCTTGATCTGTCAGCCTTGTCAAGAGGGATCAACTTACCGTTACCTCGATTTCCGCCTTTTTAGTCGGGTCGGTCGTACTCGTAACGGTAACGGTCGCGGTTCCCGCTTTGCGCCCTTTGATAATCACGGACTGCCTGCGCCGCTCGACAACGCAAATATCCGTATCACCGCTTTCTTGGGTAAAATCGCCCGGACAGGCGAGGGGCGAGAAGGAAGTCTCCACCCATTTTTCCTCGCCCTCTTTTAATTCTACTTCGTCATCGCTTACGTCGAGGCTCGCTATTGTGATCTTGCTTGCGGGTACGAATTCATACTCAAACAGATTGGGATCGCCGTCATCTGGATAGTCGTCAACCCTTCTCATGATTCCCGTTCTCCTGTCGCCGTCCTGAGTAAAGTTGACGGTTAAAGTGCCGTCCGTGTAATTGCTGGTGTCAACGGTGCAGGTCGCCATGTAAGCGTAAGTCAGGTAGTTGTAGTGTGAAGTTCCCTTCTCTTCCCTCATGAAATTAGTCTGGAAAATTTCAATAAGGGCGTTGTTTCCCGTAGGTCTTTGGGCGGCGAAGTTGCTGAAGTATTCATAGTTTGGCGATCCTTTGTTAATCGGTATGTCCTTGCCGAAAGAATCGTTATAGCCCCTTATCACGGTTGAGGGCGATTCCTGCCCCATCGGGCTTGTTTCCTTAGTTTCGGGGTTGTGGGACACCTCGTGCCCTTCCGGCTCGGTCATCCGCCTGATTCTTCCCCGATCATCACGGTAAAAAAGCCCGAAGTGGGCTTGCTTGCCTTCATCGCCGTCTTTGAGCCTCTTGTTAAAGGCTACGTTCCATGTTCTTTGATCCATAAATTACTCCTATTGCAATAAGAATTTGTCAATCTTAATGATTGATAGGAATAGGGTAACAAACAGGGATAATTAAACAATACTTATTTTTGGCTGTAGTACCATTTTAAAAACGGCTCATACAGCATTTTTTCAGCTTCGCGGCGTTTTTTAACGGCGGCTTTTTTTGACTTGAATCTACCCAGATGATAATTTGTTTTCTTAAAAGTTATTCTCGCATACCATAATTTTTTGGACTTATCCCAACATACGCCTTTAACGCCGCTCTTGTTTCCTTTGTTTGGTTTATTTGATTTTATTCTTTCAATGCAAGTGCCTTCGATATTGGTAACGCCTAAAAACTTTTTATTACTCTTGTAAAACTTTTTTCTTAAACAGCCGCAAGACTGCCTGCCTTTATGGTTTGAAAAAACCACGTTATCATAAGGGTATTTGACGTAGTTTCCGCAGTCGCACAAGAATAGCCATGTCGGGCATATTTCCCTTGTTCTTTTTCTTAACTTTTTAACGGCGGTTAATATGCCAAATTTTTGACCAGTTATATCTTTCCGATTACCTGTCATTTATTTCAAAACCGTTTTTAACCGCTAAAAATCTTATATCGGGAAAGCCCTCGTTTTCCTTTGGCTGGTATCTTGTCCTTACCTGCTGGCCGTCAGGATAGACCGTATAAAGATGATACTGTTTGCCGCCGTCATTTACCAGCCTTAATTTACAGGGCTTGCCATTTTTTATCACGTCAAGTTCAAAGTCGTTTTTAATTGACTTGTTTCTTGGTCTGGGCTTTTTTGCGTTTTCTCTCGCGGCTAAAGTTTTCTTTTCGCTTGATACTCTTCCTAATTGTCCGGCTTTCCATTGGTTTATTTTATCCGCCTCGATTTCTTTTCCGCAATGCGGACAGGTAAATTTTTTCGTTGTTTTCATGTTATGCCGCCTTTTCGATTGCTTGATAGCCTATACCATCAACAACCTTATATGAATTTTTTCTCGTGCCTTTTGGCATTTCTTTAACTTCCTCTACAAAACCAATTCTTGAAAAATCGCTCCATTTGCAAAATCCGGCAACCGCAAATTCTCTTTTGTCTGTCGCATAATTTATCGCATATTCGTCTTGTCCGTCTAAAATCCATTTGCAGGAAGCGACGCCTAACCAGTGGTCAGCCACTCTTATAACGCCGTCCGCAGTGTAATAATAAACAGAACCGGAATTAGACGTATAATCAGGCGCTCTTGCCGGAATTTCGCAAGATACGAAATTAGCTTTTGTACCTTCAAAAAAATCGGCTTGGTTTGCGCCGTGAATTACTGTCTCATACCTAACTTTAAATTTCATTTCTTTTCTCCTTATACTATAATTATAGCCAACTAGTTCGCTATTGTCAAGAAAAGAAACTAAATATTTTTATAATTACTACACTTTCTGCCAAATTGTAGGTATTACTACACTGTGTAGTCTTAATTTAAGCGGTTTTTGGTAAATTTGCTGTTTTTTACTATATATCACTTATTTTGTTTACAGACGGTCTTGCACACATCAAGTCTTTTATAGTCATTCTTCACGCTTTCCAGCACCTCTATAAACAAGGCGCAAGCCGTGCCGCCTCTGGCTTTTACTATAAACCTGCACTTTTTACAGGTTGTTTTAGAGCAGTCTAATTCAATGAATAGTTTTTCCATTTAACCAGCCGCCTTCAATTCCGTGAACATAAGTTTTTCGGGCAATACGCCATGACAAAACCATGAAGAATTAAACCATACTTGATTTTTAGTAAAATTGACGCGCCTGTCTAACACCAATAATTCAATTCCGTTATTTTTATAAATCTGCCCTCTTTCCTTTCCTTCAAGTGCGGTTATCGGCAAGAGCATCGCCCATCGTTTTTTGAGAGAATAACATTTTCCTATAAATTCATTCTTTAACGAATATGGCGGGTTTGTAACAATGCAGTCAAAATTAAAATCGGGCGTACCTAATAAAAAATCTTTTTCTTTTATTGATGTGGATATAACGGTATTCCCATGCTCTTTTAACAAACGGGTTATTTCGCTTCTTCCATAGGTGTCAGTCGGTTCCCATATTACCCATTCAGGTTTAATAAACGGAAGTATGGGGTAAACGGCGCACGCAGGGGTGTCAAAGTGATCGTGTTTTTTATGTTGGGTATAGACAACCATTGCCTGTTTCATGCCGCTTCCTTTTGCATAACTAACAGGATAAAGAATTTAATTATATAAACAATATTTACTCGATATAGACAAGTTTAAGAGGGATAAGATAGTCGGCATAGGTTTCCGCCGTGTCCCTCATGGCAGGATAGACGCCGCTGTTCACGCTGATTTCTTTCCATTGCCGCCCGTCTTTCGGCAGGTTTCCGTCAAGGTTTCTGTCGTGTATGCGCTTGGCAAGTTTCTCAAAAAAGTTTTCATTATCCAGCCTAGAGGAAAACTCTTTGAATGGTCGCCTCAAGAAAAAACTTTTGAAAGACGTGTATTTAACCTGCCCGCCCATTAAAGTAGAAGTCTGGTCATTAGGGCTTGAGAATAACCCTGCGGCTTGGAAGTCCACCTGCGGATAGTCGCTGGGTAACGGTATCCGCTCCAGATCAATAACGGTAAAAGAATGGTCGGTTTCCTTTTTTAATTCCAACAGAATTTCATTTAACCAGTTTACAATAGACACATAGACGGTGTTCATTTTACACCTCAACGCCTAATTTTTTTAACTGCGCTTTTATGCCGTCCCGCTGTTTAATGAGCAACGGCTCTACAAGTTCCCAGTTAAGGTCGTAACTGCTTTGATGTTGGTTACTAACATAACGTGTAGCGCGGACTAAATGGTTGCCGTCCGCTTCCAGTACCCCGTCTATGTTTTTTAAGTTATTTGCCAGATTGTTGACTTCTTTTAAGTTTTCCAATTTCATTTTATACCCCTTCTATCTTTAATTGCGGCAATATATCCTGATCCGTGCTGTCCGACACGGCTTGAATTTCCATCGTCTTAAATTCGCTCCGTAATTTATCAGTAGTATAAGTAGAGGTTATTTCCTTGTCGCACTCCCCGAATACTATTATGTCGCCTATATTCAAAGTCCAGTTTGTACCCGCCATAAAGTTCTCAGGCTTCGCGTAAGGCTTGTCGGTTTCCATTTCGTCAAAGGGAATAGTAACGGACACGGTTTTGTCGATAAAAGACTTTCCGTCTGCGGCGGAATTGGTGTGGACGTTGTCTTTCCACATTACGTTTTTAATAACTGTCGCAGAATAGGCAACAGACGAAGTAGGCGGCAAACCACCAGTCCAATTAGTAGGCGTTTTAGTGTAACGGTTATATAATGTAATTACGTCTTGGAAAATGCTCAATTTGCTTCCCCTGTTTTTATAAGGTTGTTGCGGAAAAGAAAATCACCTAACGCCAGACTTAATAAGTCCACATAATTTTCGTTTTCCTCGCCGGTTAAAGGCTTTATGTGTAACGCTTCGGCTATCCCGTGTATGACTTCATGCAGGATAGTTTCCCAGATGTCATTTATTAATCTGCCGTTGTCATAGATACTGATTATTCTGTCCATATAATCTATAGTTCCTATTACGTCCGTTATCCTGTTGTTGGGGGTTACGTCTGTTAGCTTGTCGACATACCTTATTTTGTAGGGTATGCCTAAAATGTTAAGGCTTTCGGGCTTCATGCCGCTCACTCGTACAACTCCTTGAGGATTTCGTACAGGGCTTGCCCTTCGTCAGCGTTTAAAGTCATGCCGCCACCGCCCGATGAATGTTCAGTCCTAACTTTCAAAAGAGCCATACGAATGAATGGCGGTTCTATCCCGAATGTTACAATCAGCTTTGATTCAGCGTTTACTTCTTTTTCTGCAAAGAAGTTTATTTTTTCCTTGTATTCATTACTGATAGCTTCGTACTTTTTATTCGCTTCATCGACCGCGCTCTCATACTCGCCAACCGCCCGCTGAATAGCGTTTATCTTGTTCATGCTTCCTCCCTATATTCTCACGTCCGCGCCACCGGCACTGAAGTAATGCTTCCGCCGACTAAAGAGGGCAGGTAAGTCCTGATTAAACCCTCAGCCTTGCCGTCCCTGCTCTCATAAGACCTTGATCTGCCGTCGTTGCTTTCGCTGGTTACGTCCTTGCCGTCAAGTTTCCCAAAGTATTCGCCGTCAACAAGATTAATGACCAGAAATTTTACTTTTATCCACAAGGGATCAGCGGCTTCCAATGTTTGTAATTTGTCGCGGGTAAGTTTGTCGATAAGCGCGGCGGCGTTCATTTCGGCTCTGTTAAATTCAGGCTCTTTTAATTTGCCGCTCATTTCTTTATATGTGTTAAAGTCAAGGTACATATTTTGTCCTTAAAATTTGCGCCCCCGTAAAGAGGGCGCGTTTCAACTCATAAACCCAGATAGTCAATGTACTTATGCAAATTGACCGCCTTCATCGCTGGGGCGATTTCCGTGACGGTTTCAAGGTCGCCCACAAATTGAACGTCCTCAACCGTATTAACGCTTATGGGCGGCTCCATAAGAGCGGGCATGGCAAATAACGCCATTCCCACCATAAGCA